TGTAGCTTCATGTGATGAGGCGTAATCGAACTCCTCAGACTCACGGCTACGTGATAACGCTTCGGTGTTGGTACTATAGTCAGGCAATAGTGCGACAATCTCAGGGTCAAAGCCTTGGGCAATCAAACTTGATGATGTCTCAGACTTCTCGTGACATGCAACACGCGCGTCATCTAAGAATGGGCTATTGTGGTCACCATTGACAATCACCTCTTCAGGTGCTAGTGATTTGATGACTGGCTTACCGATAATGGTAGTCCGCTTAATCTTGATGTTAAATGTTTCTTGAACCGGTGCTGGCAAGTCAGGGGCAAGGCCCAATCCAACTAATACTTGACGCTCCTGTGTTGGAGCCATTGCCTGCATCTCTTCCTCACCATCGACAACCTGCTCAACTATCTCAACTTCCTGCATTGGCGCGTTGGGTGCAAGTATCTCCTGTAATGATGTTTGGTTTACGTTCTCGTATTCCTCGTAGGCAACGCTGGCACGCTCATCCCAGTAGACCTTGGCCGTACAGTTGCGATGCAATAGCGTATCTTTCAATAGCTCCTGCAGTAATGTCCAGCCGTTGTACTCTTCGAAGAACAGGTAGTTGACCAATGCGGACTCAGTCTCAGCTTGGTCCTCATCACCCTCGCCTGACGGCACATAGAAGCCAATGCTGTCTGTTGAGAACGTAGGCATAATCTCAGCTACTGTTGCTTCGATGCCATCCATGACGTCCATGCTCACATACCGCGATGCGTTCTTGTCCTTGGCTGTAACCTTGGATATGCCCGGCAGCTTGCCTAGATAGTAATCAAGGGGCAGGCTGATATCGTTATCATTCTCCGCATCAAGGCCGCCACCAATGCCGCGACTGATTTCCTCCATGCAGATTGAGACTAACTCATCTTCGCTCATTTGCTTCGGTTGCTTAGCCATTGATGTTTGTTCCCCAATCGGTGTATTTAGATTTGTGTTTAATTTCTTTGTTAGCAAAGCACATCATGACAGCATCACTTAAATTGGGTGATGGTATCCTACGTGTCTTCATCTCAGGCTTGCTCAATATCTGAACGAACGTGTTGTTTGCTGTTCTCTTACGCGGTACTCGGACCAGCTCAGCCTTCAGTTGCACGAAGCCCTTGATGGTTGAGTCAATGCTTATCATATCTTGCGGGTCACTGTACACCCCTTTCTCTATAGCATTATACGTATTCTCGAACCTGTCACGCAATAGCCAGTATGCCTGCGCCCGCTTGTTAGCGAACAGGTCACCGTGCATTATGTCATCCTTGTACTTCTTGTCCGGCATATCTGGTGTGCCACCGCCACTGAATCCTTCGACCTCCATAGCGTAGTTACCTAGCCTATCGGCCAGCCCCACCTTGACTCCAGCACCAATACCAACCGAGTCATAGACCAAGTTGGTACACCTGTCATCGTATGCAATCTGGAACGCCTTATCAATAGCATCACTGAGGTCGCCTTCACCCCATGCCTCAGCTCTTGATATGACAACACCCTTGCGTACTGCGACAGCTTTGTCATCTGAGCCTTCATCAGCGGGGTCAAATCCCATCGACTTAACGCCACGGTCCATGCCCTTAATCTTGAGGTGAGCATCGACTGCTGCATCTACCCATTCAGGCTGGATGATTGAATCGTCGACAGCATCATTGTACTTGCCTTCCCATATCCAATTGTACTTGGCTCTCGGCAGGTTGTCATAGTCCCACTTACGTAGTGCTTCGCCTTCCTTACCGAACCATGGGTTATCTCGCCAGTTGATGACGACTATCAGATGTAACTCATCCTCATAGAATCCATGCTTGTCCAGCTCTTTCTGGTACGGAGCAATGAAGCGTTGTGAGAAGGGGTCGGCAGATGATTGCGGGTTAGCGCTGAACCAGCACTCTGCACCGGGGTTACGCAAGATGGTTGGCAATAGCTTATCAATTGATTCTTGGCTCATAGTGTGAGCCTCTTCAAACCAACTGTACTTGTAGCCCTCTGCTGACTGAATAGAGTCAGGACTGCGACTAGCACCTTTGTAGCGAGTAACAGCTCCATTTGGCGCCTGTACTCTGTCTCTGGTTATCTCCCAGCCCTCAAGACCCAGCCTCTTCTCTATCGCACCCTTGAATACCCGGTGTACTGAGTCAGTGATTGAATCTTGGAACTCACGCAAGCAGTAGATGTCAGCACCCTCAGTGGCCATCTTCATTGTCATGATGTCACCGAAGCCAACTGATTTACCGCTATTCCTGCCACCTATAGCCACCTTGATAGGCTTAGGCTTGGTCATCAACTCTTCGAGCTTGTAGTTAACCTGTAACTTAGGCATCTACCGCTGTTCCCAATACTGGCTTAACGAATTCGACTGTGAAGAGGGTATCTGTCTGTACGTCTATATCACCGGTAACTTCAACATGCTTGAGTTTTGGTTGTACGTATACCGCAATCTTATCCCACGCATTGATAGCATCGTTAGCTGAAGATGATGCTCCACGTAATGCCTGCACCACGCCTTTGGCTTCCTCTTCATCGGCGGGTATGCCATTGGCTGTTGCAGCCCTCAACAGGTCCATAGCATCATTGGCCATGCCCTGTAGGTTGGTGGCATTGTGAGCCATATTCATGATGACATCAAAGTCATCCCCATAAACCTGTTTCAAGCGCATAATCAGCGCTCTCTTCGGCTTATCCTTGCTTCCTAGTGTTCTAGCCATACTTAGTATTTAAACCTCTTGATTTAATTGCTTTACTTAATTCGGACTATAGTGTACCACACTAGTTACAGCCTACCCATCAAGGCAGCAATCTTGATTTCAATCTTGTCTGCCTTCTCATATAACTTCTTTAGCCTTGGCGCGTACCACGGCCCCCTAGCTGTAGTGTTTCTCGGTGCCATGCTAATCTCGGTATACACCGCGTCGATACTATCCAGAGCATTACCAAGTAACCGCTCCAACCGCCTTATTCTCCACGCTTTAAACATTATCCTCTCCACCCTCAATAATCTCTAGCCACTCGTAGCAGCATTCACGACATATATGTTTGTCGCCAATTTCAACAAGTACTGTTGGCGATGACTCTATATCATCAGACCCGCACATTGAGCAGTCATCAACTATCACTTCCTCTCCTTTCCGTTATAAGTAGTTTTAAATGTTGTTGTTGGCTTATGCTTGGACCAGTCCACCTTAGCGAGATTATCCTTCACCGCCTTAATGTCTTCCTTGCGCCTTCCGTCACCCTTGCCTGCATTACTTGCCATTGCTTTCACTCCACGCAAGCCGCATCGCTGCCCGTGTCCGAGAGTGCGCATCGCCAACCGTATCTGCGGCCAGACCAATCCGTGCCGAAGAACTTGCGCTGACTAGAGCAAGCAAGGCAAGCATCGTTTGCTCACCTAAGTCAATTTGTGCCTGAAGGTATTCAGTTTCGGTCATATTATTCCCCTATCCTAAGTAGCTGCCATCGTCGTGCATTTCTATGCGGCATTCGTGGCACATTTTCAAATCATTAGATGGAAATGTCACCCATACTAAATGCTCGCATTCATCATGCAGTGCGTGCCTATTATGTCTATCAATTAGCAGTGACGCCTGCTTGACTGTTCGCGGTACTGCGTTTTTATAAGCTGCCATTACTTACCTCCTATCATGAACCAGAGGATAAGGCCGCATAGCAGTAGCATTCCGAATGGTGTCATTTCGGTGCCTCCGGCAGTGGTTGCCAGTGTGTTACTTTTACGGGGTAATCCTCGTCATCTATATCAACAAATAACCCATTACCATATTCCGGGCATATATAGTACATACCAAAATCAGTTAAGCGCGCAGCAGAATAAACTAAAACCTTTTGCGTTGTTTTCGGCAACCTATCCTCAACACTTATCCAGTTATCTTTCATAGCCCCTCCTTTTATCTAGCTCTGCTAGTAGTGCGTCAGCCATAAGTATAGAATCTTCAGCAAACGCTGAAGCCTTGCCTGTGATTTCTGTGCTGACCAAAGCTTGCATAGCTAATCCTGCAAAATGCTCACGCTTTGTTAATCCTACCCAGTTAGAATAGCCGTCTGTATTATCTCTACCGTTTGCAAATTCACTTATATAATCTTCTGAAACTGGCATTGCTGGCATATCTGAATTTTTCATATAATCGTCCCTTCAATATTAGTTAAGCTTTTCAAAGGGTACTGCCGCAGCAACACCCTTCAAAAAAGTTACCCATTTCCAGTAGTCCGTACTATAGCACAGCTATACGGCCTAGCGTGACTTTATTTGCCCTTACGTTTCCCCTTGTGCTTTTTAGTTCGCGATTGCCGAACCGGCTTGTCTCTATGAATCAAGTTTTCCATACTCTCTCACCTCGTCTTCAGCTAAACTTATTTCGCCCCTTTTCACGATTTCGTCAAAATCAGCGCCAATGAATTCACATATCTTGTCAGCGGCTGCATTCAAGTGCGACCCCGCAGGCACATCAAATTCAAGTATGACAGTTATAGCCGCTGCTAATAAAGCCTCTATCTCTTCTGCCGTCAATTCAAGTGCTTCCATTATAAGTCCCCTTCCTTTACAAATACACCATCAATCATTTTACCCTTGCGGTCCTTTATGTCGAGATATGCGCATGCCAGACAGTCATCTATTGATAACTTGTTTCGCTCGGCAATATTGATAAGCACGACAATGATATCGCCTATGTCGTCTGCAATACTCTTGCCCTTGCAGATATTGTCTGATAGCTCACCACACTCCTGCATAAGTTTCATGAATTGGTCTTTATCTGTTGACCCGTCGATTAGGTTTCTGTCGTAATGCCAGCTCACAATATTATTGATGACGCTTGACGCTCTAGGGTTCTCGTTGTTGGTTTTCATCTAACTATCCTCCTCCATCATTTCAATCATGCGGTCAATGCAGCATCGGCAATCTTTCAAGTCCTGAAGCCGGTCTTTGTGGGCAGTTCCTAAGCGGAGTGACTTCTTAACCAACGTCTGCTGCCCGAAGTCTGTGATGCCGTAGATGCTGCATATTCTGAACGGGTCAAGATTAAAGCCTTTGTAGCTGTATCTGTAATGCGCGCCTTCATCAATGGCTCCTACATCATTCCCCGCTGCGGGTGACGACATCGGTGCATTCATACTCTCTAACTCAACGGTCATCCTGTGCAGCCTATCACGCTCCTGAAGATTACTTCTCTCCAGCGCAGCACTCATTAGTGCGTCGTAATGTGCGTCGTAATGTTCGCCAGTGTTACCGTTTGCACCAATAGTCTCTATTCGAGACTCATTTTCCGGCCACACAATTTCCGTTCCATCGTCAGGCCACTGCCTGCCTTTACTGTCATGAATCATATCTCACCCCATAATTCGACTAATATTTCTTCTACGGTCGTTACAAGTTTGTAATGACCGGTCCATTCTGCTGCTAAGGCCTTCTGACCCGCTTTCACCTTGCTGCAAAGAAGTTCACCGGTACGCTTACTTATTGCATTTGGATTTTTGACTTCGTACCAGTACGTTCTGCCATTGTAACCTACCAGCAAATCGTCCATCCCCGGCATAACCTTTATATCCGGGTAAGCCCTCAGTGCCTCAACTATCGACTTCTGATTGTCATCTACCCTTGCCGCCCTTCTATTAACTCTGCCCATTACGCACCCATTTCCTTCGCCATAATTCGTTCTTCATGTGCGTCCTGACCATTTCCTGCAGGTGAGGCTCAACAGTCTCAAGAATAGCATCCTTCCACCTTTTACGCGGCAATGCCATAACCCTCACCGCCGCCATTCTTGGAGCCTCCATTATAGCCCAGCTATACGGCGTTGTATATCATCATTTGATAGTCCTTGCGCGAGCAGCCTTGCGGCGTGCAGCAGCTTAGGGTTGTGGCCAAATATCGCTTCAACTGAGTCAGTAATCTCCTGCACTCCGTCTGGCAGCTTCTCAGTATCCGGCTGCTCGCGGGTTTGTCTAACAACCGGTGTCAGCGCTCTATCTAGCCGCCAGCCATTTCTCAGTCGCTGCATGAACTCTGATTGAAGGGGCGCATCATCAATGTTACTCAGCCACTGCTTAGCTGTCATACTTACCCCTTCAAACTCGATAAGTTTTTCAGGTCTGCCATGCGCACCCGGCTTGAAAGAACCACCAGCGCGTATCATTGAGTTTACAGTTGAGCGGCTTTTGCCGGTCAGTGACATTAAGTCAGCCATGGTGTGGCTACCGATATCCGTTTTGTAATGTTTCATGCTAATTTCTCCAGTGTTTCTGCTAGTAAATGTAGCTCACTTCCGTAGATGCCCGTGAACTGCTCTTTGCTGTTATGTATGCTGAATGCGCCTTGGTGATGGTCTCGGCACAATGGCACGACGAGGAAGTCACTCTTGATACGCTCAGTGCGAATGTGATGCACGTTAGCCGGGCTATCACAGACTAGGCACCCTAATGCTGCTACCTTGCCCATGTGACGCTTACCTGCTGCATTACTCATGTTACGAACCCCAATATCTGATTAATTACGTTGTCCAAGTCATCTTTCGTGTACTTTGTCAATACCTTCTCAAGTATCACATTGGCTATGGCTGAGTATACCTTCTCAAACTCATCCTGCTCAGTTGATGCAAAAGATATTGACTTGGCATTTACCCGGTACGAACCATCAAGCCTAGCCGACATGGTGTAATGACCTGCCAGTATCGTTACGTCCTCCCTGAACTGCTCAAAAGACTTGGTGATTAGCTGACCCTTATACTCGGCGGTTGGCTCGAAAGCATCGAAACCTAAGTTGAGTAGCGCGAACATCTTGCGGTGAAAGCCCGCATTGCGAGTACGTGTCACCTTGCAGCTCATTAAGTCCCCGGTCTTGAAGCGCTTGACAAGCTCCTCATCCTGCGGTGTTGCAGGCCTGAACAGGTTGTTGCCCAGCGCTAACAGCTTGATGTCGCTCATGAATTAGGCTTCCTTGTAATGATGAAGTGAGCGTTGAGGCGCTCAATAACAGAGCATCGTCCGTTTGACATAACATGCTCATTGTAAAAAGCATCAGCACTAACAACCTCGCC